TGGCGGACACACGCCTCACCGTGTTGTTGATGCTATACATCATGCCACCTCGCAACACATTCTCTTGTATCACGTTCATCACAGTGTAGAGATCGTCGCTATCATCGTCACTGCGTCTAACCTCCAACATGCGCTGACGCATATCAGCTATGAATGAAGCACTACGATCATCACCGAAGCGCACAGCAATAGCTGCGTGTGCTAGTGCAATGCGCTCACCGATGTTTGTCTTGTATGACTTCATCACCTCTACGCGTTTCTTCAACTTATCTATATGGCCGTCGATGTCTTGTAGCTCCAACATGATCTGCTCCATTAGATCAGGAGCTAGATGTCTGAAGCTACGTGCATAGAGCATATCACCTGCTACCATACCATTCATGCAGATGAACTTAATCATACCGAGCATTAGCTTGATAGGCTTAGTACCGTCGTGACTATCAAGCACAACTATCTCAGGCGCTTCATCACGCTTATCGTAGCTATCGTGACGCATACGCACCATCACTGCTAACCTTTAAGCCCTTATTGTGAATGTGCAGCAAGATGTCATAAGTGTTGGTGAAGCTATAACGCGCACTCATCTTCGGATGTGCAGATGTAGCAAACAATGCAGGACAGCGATCTTGCATTGTAGCTACATCAGTAAAGACACGTGCAGTGTCTATGCCTTCTATCTCATTAGTACTGAGGGCTGGTAGCATGTTAGCTCTCCTTATACATTGTATACGATTATAAGAACGACGAAAGCACCTAGTAGCGTTCCAGCTATTAGGTGCATTGTGGCAATAGCCAATTTCTCGATTAGGACTATCATCGGTTGTATCCCTCTCATTTACAGCTATCATTATACCACATCTAAAATCACATGCAAGTGCCACTAATTGAGAACACTGTGGATATGTACGCTATACATTGTATACTGAAGTACATGCAGCGTTGCGTAGTGCTGCTGATAGCGGCGTGTGAGTTGGCGGGCGCTAGGGCGTTTTTTTATATATCTACTAAACAAGTGCGAAGCACCGCTTAGATTTCTGTATACATTGGATACGAAAAAACCCGCCAGCTTGTTAGGCTGGCGGGTTAGTTAGTTCAGTAGTAGTTAAGCTGCTTTCTTCGCCTTCTTCTCAGGCTTCGCAGCAAGAGAGTTGAACGCTGCTTTAGCTGCAGTCTTTTCTTCGCTAGTCATCGCTGCATCTAAACGCGCCCATAGTGCGTGAGCTTCAGCGCGAGTAGCTTTGCTCACGCCTTCGATCTTTCCGCCAGCCGCTAGTGGCGACAACGCGGTATCAAGTTGCTTCAACGTCTTGCCGATGAGCGAGGGTGCAAGCGCTTCTTCGCTGTTACCTTTCGCTGCATTAGCTGCGCCCTTCTTCTTCGTGCTGCACATTGCGAGTACGTTCGCAGTCGATGTCTTTTCGTTGAACTGCTTCGCAATGCCGTTAAGCGTTTGCAGATCACTGGCGTTGAACGGCGTATTAGTTTGCTCATTCAACACTGCCTCACTGCGAACATAGCAAGCATAGCTTTTCGTACCATCAATGCGCTCGATGTGAACCTTGCGCTTTTGATCGCGCAACAGTGTCACGCCACGATACGTGTCTAGTGAACGCTCAATCTGATTACGAATAGCGTTCTCAAGACGCGTCAACTCCGCAGCTTGCACAACTTGTTTCTCACTGCGCTTCTTTCCTTTCGGCATCGTGTCGCGATGCTTCTTGAACTTCGCACCCTCTGGCGTTGCGTACCAGTGATCGAGCAAACACTCACGCAGCGATGCTTTTGTTTCCACTGCATGATCGTATTTGGCAGCTAGATCACGCAGCGATGCTTCGTGAGTGAGTACGATGTATATGCAACCACTCTCACTCGTGCGCTTTGCTTGCGCTAGATTGAGAATGTCCGCGCCATACGTGCTTGCATTGTGTGTACGCTTCGCACGTGAGGCCGGAGCTTCGTTCATTCCAACTACTTGTGTCATGTCTAGGTATCCCAACTAGAAACGTTCAATCGGTTGATTGAACTGTAAACATCATATCAGTTGTACAATCACATGCAAGTCTTAACAACTACACATAACTACTACAGCTGCTTAGTATTACTGCGAATACTACTGCAGCTGCACAGTATAAACGTGCACTAATTAATTCCCGTATACATTGTATAGAATTGCGCGCCTCACTGGTGCCAGCTGCATTGCGCCGCGCATGTGCGCGCGAGTGGTTGGTATGTATGCGAGACAATGCGGCCTCGCGCACTAAACACGTGGCTTGTATTCACAACTTAGCAACGCGCGCTTCGAGTGATGTAGTTGTATACATTGTATACACTGCACGTGTGTGTGCAGCAGACGAGTCCCCCGCCAATTAGAAAACACACTACTTGGCACTACCACCCCGAAATGGAAGGGCGTCAGCACTCACGTAAGCCCCTGCGTGTGTGAATTACATACAGTCGAAACCAAACACCGTGCACGTTCTAGTGCTTGGGTGTGTATGTGAGTTAGTAGTTGTATGTAGTTGTAGAACAGCTAACAGGCTGCGAACCGGCTCTGCGAGCCGGAGTAGAGTAGGAGTAGTACTATCTATGGCGTTGTTTTGTCTTGACAAACACCCGATGTTGTGCTACCGCCTATAGTAGCATCACAAGTACTAACCCACAAGGAGTACTACTATGCCCTCATGGTCAGGTCTATGGGACAATGTTCACTCACAACCATACGCGTTGACAGGTGAACCGGGTAGTATTGCACGCAATGTGGCTCGTAACATGGCCTCACAGGCTTCCAAGTATTTCAGCGCTGTTTCTACTGCGCTCACTGGCGCTGCTCCCGGTCTTCCTGTGAATGCTGGCTATACTCAGGTTGCAAGCAAACAAGCAGACGGCTTGAACCTAGGTGGTAAGGTTGACATTGCTACCTACACAGTAGTCAATCGCACTACTACACCCACCGACGAAATTCAAATTGACCAATCACTGACACCGCGCTTCATGCCTCCTGTGCTATCAGCGGGTGTTGAGACTAGCGGCTACCCTGTTGAGAAGTCAGGCAACAGTGGTGGTGGTATGCTTGGTACTATCAACAAATAGGGAGTTGCTACGATGACTACTGCAAACGCTAAAGCTACAACTGCGCCTGTCAAACCAACCAACCCGCCGAAGCCCGCTGCAAAAGCTGGTGACGTACCAGTTGAAGACTTGGTTGACTACAAGCTCACAGCCAGCGATGTAGTTGTTCGTACTAAAGACGGCGTACACATTCCCAATGATCCTAACAACCCTGATCGCGTTGCTTATGAAGCATGGGGCATGGCTGGTGGTGTTGCTATTCCATATCCAGCTGATGTAGCTCCCACTATAGGTAAAGAAGAACCAAAGGCAGCGCCGAAAGCTGCTGCTAAGGAGCATGAATACAAGTAGGTAGTAATCGTGGCACAACCTGACGATGACAGCTGGCAAGATCAGGCCGCAGAGCAATTAATCGCGCCTACTGACAAGTACGCTAAACCTGTCACTAGCGACAAGCCTGATTACACTAGAGAAGAATGGGGTAAGTTCTACTCCGGTGGTGGTGTGTCTGACTTGAAGTTAGCACTACAACGTGGTCAAATCACGGATCAACAATACCGTACTGAAGCTAGAAAGCGCGGCATTGATCCTGACTACTTAGATGAGCTTGATCGCATCAAGCGCAAGTAAAGGACAACAGCAATGGTTGACATGTCACAGCTGCAGCAATCAATCCCACCTGAAGCATTGGCTGCAATACAACAGCGACAAGGTGGCATGAACGGTGCTGACGTAGGCATGATCTTGCAACAGCTGATGGAGATGTCTCCTGAAGAAGTTGCACAGGTGTTGGCGCAGATGGGCATTCAAGTCACACCTGAACAAGTACATAGTGCTGCAGAGAATTGGGTAGATCAAGCAGCTGGCAAACAAGCAGCTGGTGGTGTAGATGAGGAAGATGCTGCCGATAGTGGAGCAGATGAAGCTGCTGAAGGTGAAGCGCCACAAGCTCCTGCAGCTGACCTAGAACAAGCTGAAGCTGCCGCAGGTGAAACGCCTAGCGATGAAGCAGCTGAAGGCGATGAAGGCGATGGTGATGGTGCACAACTCCCTCCCGGTGCACAGCCTACAATGCAACAAGGTCCAGCTGCAGGTGGCGCTCGTGAAGCAGCTCTAGCAGAACTAATGCAATCTCAACCACAATCAGGAGGTGGTGCTATGCCACGTGGTGCAGGTGGTCCGTCAGGTGGTCCTATGGACGACCTAATCTCAGCGCAGATGATGCAACGTGCTGTAGGCAATCCTAATGCACCTGTGCCTACTGCAGCACGTAGCCCTATTCCAATGCCGCGCGCTAATGCAGCTGGCACACCATCAGCTAACCCGCGCATGGGTGCGATGATAGCTGACTTGTATCGTAGCACAGGTGGCAAAGGTACAAAGACACGTAGACCATCTAACAACCCGATGAGAGGCGGCAAGTAGTAATGCCTGATCTACCACTCGCTAATGGTCTTGTCATTGATACAACGACAGGACAAGCGATTGTTCCGACAACATCGCCAGATGCAGTTATACAGCAACAAACCGCCCGCACGCGACAGAGTGCTGAAGCTGCTACTGTACGTGGTCGTGACAGGAATAATCGTCCTGTCCGTCGCAATCTCATTGACTTACCCGCTGACACTAAAGCCGTAACTACTGCAGGTGTAGTGTGGCTCTACTTCACACTCGGCATTAACGACGCAGAGATTGCAGAAGCTACAGGCTTGAAGCTTTCACAAGTAGACATGATTAAAGGTCTACAGCTATTCACTCAACTCGACATACTACTCAAAGAGAACATCGCAGCACTGCAAGCTGATGATGTACAACAGCGCATTGAGCGTATGTCAGCTAAGGCGCTCGACGGTTTAGAAGACATAGTAGCTGATGAAGAAACTAGACCAGCTACTAAAGCTCGCGTCTACATGAACATGTTAGATCGTGGTGGCTATTCACCGAAGCAGATGATAGAACACAAGTACTCACTTGAAGGCGGTCTAGTCATCCGTCACATACGCGAGATAGCACAACCTAAACACATGCCTAGCATTGACGTAACTCCATTGAAGGACAAGTCCAATGGCAATCGTTCCGAATAAAGACGGTCAAGGCATCAAGGCTAACGGTGTAGCAGGTGTAATCGACCCTAGCTATGACATGCCTACTATCGTAGGCGCAACACCACCTGCAGTCGCATCAGCATACGCCAGTCAACTAGCAATCAACACAGCAACAGGTGAAGTATTCCGCTCACTAACTACAGGTTCAACAACGTGGGCTGAAACCAACATACGCTAATGGCTAGTAGAGTACGCGCAGTCAATGTAGCTGAACGTCCTGAGTTGCTGTTGAAGGAGAACAGCCTACAGGATAAGTTTCTACAATCTCGTGCTAAAGTACAAATCTACGGTGGAGGCTTTGGCAATGGCAAGACAACGGCGGCAGTCATCAAAGCAATCCAACTTGCAGACATGTATCCCGGTTCAACTGGACTTATTTCAAGATCAACCTATCCCAAGCTCAACGACACTATTAGAAAAGAGTTCCTTAAGTGGTGCCCCCCTAAGTGGATTGTCAGCTTCAGCACAGGACAAAACGGAGACAACATCTGTCACCTGAAGAACGGCACCACTATCTATTTCCGCTACATCGCGCAGCAGGGTACTAAGACAGATAGCAGCAGTAGCAACCTACTATCAGCTACCTTCGATTGGGTGATAGTAGATCAAGTAGAAGACCCTGAGATTACACACAAGGACTTCCTTGATTTGTTTGGACGACTACGTGGTCGTGCTCGCTACGCTGGTGACGACGCTACTATGCCTGTTACTGGCCCTAGATGGATGATGCTCACGTGCAACCCGACAGGCAATTGGGTCTACACGAAGTTAGTACGTCCGCTGCAGCAGTATGAGAAGACAGGTGTTATAACAGAAGACCTCATCTGCGTGCGCGACATTGACCGCAAGCCTGTTCTAATAGACGGCAAGCCGCAGCTACTTATCGAAGTAGTTGAAGGTAGCACATATGAACTACGCCACGTGCATGAAGCTGAAGGTGGCGACTTCATTCAAACACTCGAAACCATGTACCAAGGACAACAGCGTGATCGCTTCCTACTTGGAAGATGGGTTGCGTATGAAGGGCTTGTTTACCCACAATACGATAGTTCTCTCCATCTACTGCAGGAAGGCGACATACACGCTCTCTTGGATGGCTACCATGAACAGCACTATCATCCGAACTGGATTGACGCCTACGACTACGGCCAAGCGCAACCTAGCTGCTACACACTCGCGTTTGTAACACCCGAACAGCACATCATCATATGCGATGGCTTCTATCAGAAGGAGATGCCCATTGACATGCAGGTGTCTGCTATACGGCGTATCCGTTCCGATTGGAGTGCTGAACTTGACGATATGCACAAGATCAATGCCGATCCGTCCATCTTCGGTCGTCGTACAGTCAACAAGCGCACAGTGGGCAAGACGATTGCTAAGATGTTTGACGATGATGACATCAAGATGAAGCGTGGCAATAACGACATTCCTAATGGCATTGTCAAGGTTGGTAGTTACTTAAACCTCAATCGCAACTTGCTACACCCCATACATCGTGTGGCAGGTAGCCCGCGCTTGTTCATCAATGCCAAGCTAGACTGGTGGACAGATGAGATAACTAGCTTCTTCTGGCAACAGAACACAAGCGGCGAACGCATAGACAAGCCTAACGACCGCAACGATCACGCTATGGACAACACGCGCTACCTACTCAGCGACATGCCTGACATTGGCAAATACATAACACCTGAAGAACAACGCGTACCATCGTGGATGCTGTGGCAAGAGAAAGATCGCACTGCTACAAACCCTAGGGGTCATAGGTATGGCTGACGCTTACGACACTACTGATGAACAAGTCAGACAGACAGCTGAACCTGCCTCTGAGTACACTAGCTATGAAGGTGTCACAGCTGATCCTAATGCTGTAGTAGACGACCAACCTCTCTACCGCATGTTAGGTGAGTCGAAGATACCTGTGAGTAAGCACCGCGGCCCGTTGTGGCGTTCTCGCTACGATCAGGGTAAGAGTGCTATGAAGAAGAACACCGAAGCATGGAGTGAAGCATATAGGTACTACAGACATGACCATACCCGTACTAATGCTCCATCAAGAACTGAGGAAGATATATCAGCCGGTAAACCACTCCAAGGAACGTATGACAGCACTGAGAACATGGTATTTGCGAACGTCAGCGCTCTCGTTCCTATGCTATTCACTAAAAACCCGGAAGCTGAGTTTACCACTGAAGACAAGACGGACGAACCAAAGCAACGTACACTTGAGAAGCTTGTGAACGTACTAGCTGCTAAGAAGACCGCTCCAGGTATCAACCTCAAACGCAAGGTGAAGCGTAACATCGTCAGCACAACCCTCACAAATGTAGGCTGGTTTGAGTGTGGCTACACCTTGCGTGAGGATAGCAGTGAAGCTGCGCTAGAAGAAATGCAGCAGCTTAGCAAAGAACTACAAGATGCTAAGTCACAGAAGGACATCAAAGAAGTTGAAGGCAAGCTGCTAGCGATGGAAGAAACCATTGACATGCTAACACCTGCAGGTCCGTGGGTGAAAGTGCGTCGTCCAGATCAGGTGATAGTTGATCCTACAGCAACCGACCTCGACCTCAGTGGTCAATGCAATTGGGTGATGATTGAAGACCTCATGTACACCTCTCTACTACGTGCAAAGTACGGACGCAAACGCCCCAATAGTGATGAGTGGGAGAGCGTTTTCAGCCCTACGGATGTTATTAAGGCAGGCGTATCGCCCGATCAAGGTGACAGGGGGCAGACTGATAACTTTCAACTATTCAGTTATTCTACATCGGAATATGCTAAGTATGGTTATAGCGATCAGCGTTCATTCCTCGCAGCACAAATGACAAAGGTGGTCTATGTATGGGATCGTGTCACTCGCCGCGTTGAACTATACAACTGCAATGATTGGTGCTACCCACTATGGGTATGGGATGATCCTTACACACTTGACCAATTCTTTAGCGTTGTACCAATGGAGTTTCATACCGATCCTATCACCATGTACGCCAAAGGTGAAGTTACGTATTATCTCGACCAACAGGATGATCTAAACATCATCAACAATGAGTGGGCAAAGGTGCGTAAGTTTGCATCCGGCAAGCTAGCTTATGACAAGAACGCACTCAAAGACGGTTCTGTGTTGGAGAGCATGATAAATGGCACGATGGACACTAACGCTATCGGCTTAGACCTACCTGAAGGTAAGAAACTAGGTGACGTAATAGGTCCACTACTCCCACCTAGCGCTGATGCGATCAAGTTCTTTGACAAGAAGCCTGTACTTGAGAGCATAGATCGCCTATCTGGCGTTAGTAGTGTGCAGCGTGGTGTAGAGTACAAGACAAACACCACCAACCGCGCTATCGAGTCGTATGAAAGTCAGACACAGACACGCGCTGATGAGAAGATGGATGCAATTGAAGACAGCGTAGGCAACGTACTGTGGCTAGTAGCGCAGATGTGTCTACAATTCATGGAGAAAGACGAAGTTTCTGTGCTACTTGGTGATGAACTAGCTGCAAATTGGGAAAAGATGGACGCGCAGACAATCCGTAACACATTCACACCACGTGTCGTCGGTGGTAGCACACTAAAGCCAACATCTACGTCGAAGAAGCAGCAAGCTTTGCAGATTTCACAGATTATCGGTCAATTTACACGTGCTACACCCATTGCAGCTGTAGTTGCACTGAAAGTCCTAGCAACAGCGTTCGACGGTGTAGTAATAAGTCAGGAAGATTGGGAGCTGATATACAAAGCCATCATCAAAGAGGCTAGCGGACCATCACCTGAAGAACAACAGCAGCAACAGCAGCAACAACAGGGTGGCGAAGCACAAGCGCAGCGACTACACGAGCGCGCAATGGCATCACAAGGTGGACAACCGCCGCAAGGAGGCCCACCACAAGGTGCACAAGGTGGACCTAGTGGTGGACCGCCGCCAGTTGAAGACATAGCGACAATAGTACAGGAAGTAGCTAGACTTATTGATGGTTTACCACCACAAATGAAGCAACACCTCGGCATAGAGCTAGCACGTGGTAAGAGCGTAGCAGATATAGCTGGACAGCTGATGCAACAGATGCAGCAAGGCGCTGCAGCATAGGAGGCTACATGCCTAAAGAACCTGAAGACTTGATGGATGCAGTTGGTAACTCATTTGGCATCCAAGATACACCTGCTACACCTGAAGGTGGTGAGAGTGATGGTGGTGAGGGTCAGCAACAGCAACAAGTAGACCAGCAACAGGAGGGAGGCGGTGATGACGCTAACCAACCGGCTGAAGGCCGTCCAGAGACAGGCAGCGACAAACACACGCCACAGCAAGGAAGTGAAGACAAGCAGCTATTCACTGACAAGCCCAAGAAAGGACCGAAAGGGGAGCTACTTGGTAAGAATGGTGAAGTGGTTGCAGCGACGCGCCGAGAGAAGCAGCTAGCTTACAATCTAAACCGAGCGCAGTACGCAGCTAATCAAGCATCGCGTCAACTTAGACAGATGCAGCAACACTTTCAGCAGTATCAGGGTTTAGACACCGTGATGCGGCAGAATAACATGTCACCGAAGATGGCACGTGAAGCTTTAGAGCTACGTGCTATGGCAGAGAAAGACCCAATTACAGCCGTGCGCGACATTGTAGCACGTGTACTGTCAACTGGCGTGACTATGGAGCAGTTGTTTGGTAATGACGCTGTTCCTGCAATCAATGCACGTGTCATTACTAATGAACTCGACAGACGACTAGGACCGCTAGAGCGGCAGACGCAGCAAGCACAACAGCAGCGTCAGATTGAAGAAACTGCACAAGTTGAAATGGAAAACTTTGTGCAGCAACATCCACATGCTGAGACACATGGTGTGGAGATCAGCAGCCTAGTAGCGCAACATGGCTTGACGCCAGAGCGTGCGTACTTTGAGCTTCGTAGTTGGGTAGAACGCAGAGGCTTTGACTTTACATCACCACTGAAACCGCAGATTGAGGCAGCTATGCAGCGCCAACAACGCAACGGTGGTGGTCGTAGACCGTCAACACCCGGCAGTATGCGCGGTGTGCAGCCTAATGGTGGCGTTCCTATTCAGCGCAACACTAACTCGCGTGGAGACTTCAAGAGCAACGCTCCGTGGAAGGACATTGCTGCAGCTGTCTTCACAGAACTCAACTCAAAGTAGGACACAGACACAATGCCTGTACTCCAAAACGTCCTAGCTACTACGATTGAGCGTTCGCGTAAGAAGCTCATTGTAGCAGCCATGCAAAGCAACGCGCTGATGGCATGGTGCTTTGCACGTGACCGCATCGAGAACGAGTCAAGCGGTTACAACATCACTAATCCACTGTTGACAGGTCGCAATCCGACAGTGGGCAGCTACTCGTACTACGACAGTCTACCTGTTCAACAGACGCAAGAGTTTATCAAGCTAGAATACAGGTGGTCGCGTATCGCTGGTACAGTCATCATCTCCAACCAAGAGGAAGATGAGAACAAAGGTGAGCAAGCTGCAGTTAAGCTGCTTCAGGGCAAGCTTGAGGCTCTTGAACTCAGCATCAAAGAGAAGTTCTCAGGCTACCTCTACGGCTTGGGTGGTGGCAACGATCCTAATGGTCTTGCACTACTCATACCTGATGATCCTACTACTGGTTCTCTTGCCGGTGTGGATCGTGCGGCAGAAGTGCAATGGCGATCTTCGTCGTATGACTTTGCTGGTACTCTCAACAGCACCAACATTGAAGAAGCTTATGACGACGTTCTGCTCGACCTCAAACAAGGCACAGAGCGTCCCAAAGTTATCATCGCAGGTCGTAACCACTACCGCCTGTATCGTGCTGCTGTTCGTAGCAAGCTTACCATCCCGCTCACGAACACTAGCTCAGGCAAGCGCATGATGGACTTGGGCTTCGACGGTGTATCGCACAACGGCGTGCCGATCATCTACGACGAGTCATGTCCAGTAGATCGTGCATACTTCCTGAATGACACCTACCTACGCCTACATATCCTCGGTGACAACAACATGAAGAATGTTGATCTAACTGCACCGTGGACGATTGACGGCTACGGTCAACGTGTCATCACACAGTGCCAGTTCTGCACGTGGAAGCAGTATCGCACACACGCAGTGGTCAACGACTAACCGCTATACATTGTATAGCACAAGGAGAGAGCAATGGCTGAAACGCCGCAAGTAGTGAGCTTCCAAGAGAAGCGCGCAGCATATACGATGGATGAGCATAAGAAGCCTGTCCCTGCGTATACAATCGAGCCGATGACACGCAAGACGTTTGTTAATCGAACGGTGAAAGATGAAATCGGCTTTCGTGTTGTGCCTACTGAAGTTGTACTTGAAGGTTACATGGTGCGTACTCTACGTGGTGATAGCGCATTTCTATCGCACGAAGACGTAGTGCGCCTGAAGCTTGACAAGAACCTTGTGCCTATGCTGATCGAAGGCGGTGATGATACACCAGTAGGTATGCAGCAAGTCAATGCTGCATTATCAGATAAACAGAAAACTGCACTCGACGTTCTCACGAAGCTGATCGAGAGTGATCCTAAAGCTGTCGAAAAGCTGCTCGCTGCGAACGCTGTGCAAGAGCCAGTAGAGGAATAATACAATGGCGGTACAAGTCGCAATTCCCGGTATGCGCCGCATCAACAACCGTGTGGATCAATGCTGCTACGCGGCTGATGTAGGCGTTGATGGCCTAGTTACTGTTGACATTCCTGCACCTGTTGCAGCGAGTGCCAACGTGCTTGGCAATGGTATCGTTCTCGCTGCCGCAGGTAATGTCGTGCCTACAGCGGTGCAGAGTGAAGCAATCATGGGTCGTTATGGCCGTAACATTAGTGTCACTGCTGGTGCTGGTGGTGCTGGCACGATAGTAGGTTACGACTATCTCGGTCAAGCTATCAGAGAAAGCGTGACACTTATTGCTGGTGCTGTTCTCAGCAAGAAGATGTTCAAAGACGTAGCGTATGTTATTGTACCTGCAGGGGGTACATTTAGCATCGGTGTTGGCTCTGTACTCGGTCTGCCGTACAAAGCACTCGGTACGCAGCTGATTAACGAGTTGACAAGTCAAGTCACTCCTACCGCCGGTGCGCTAGTCCCCGGTGTAGATGCTCAGACACTAGTAAGTGGCGATCCACGTGGTACGTACACACCAAATCAAATCCCCGATGGTGTGAAGTCATACCGCTTCTCGATGGCCGCTGATCGCAACAACCTGCACGGCAACGCGCACGTTATTGCATAGTTCTGAGGGCGGAACGTAGACGGCTCACACAGCCACAGGTGTCCCTCACCCCGTGTGTGGGCCGTTTACGTCTTACTAGGAGTGCACAGCGATGATTACATTCGGTGACATTGTTACCAAAGTACTACAGCGCTTAGCACTAGTTGAAGGCTTGGATGCACAGATATACGCTGAGCCACGTATACAGCTAGCAATACAGCACAAGTTTGACATGATCTTCAGGGAGTATTGGCTACCTGACTACACCACGTATCAGGAGCAATTCGACTTAGACGGTGTTACTGGTCAGATCACAGGAGACTTAACTGATAAGCTAAACGATTGGCGCGATCTACACTCAGTGTTTTGGGAGAACTCACACAAGCCGCTACCGATAGCGCCTATGAGCGCGCGGGATGTAGACATTCAGTATCCTAGCATACGACCACAGGGTACGAACAAGGCGAAGTGGTTTAGGTTACTGCCAGCTAATACAGTAGGCAAGGTGTGGATAACATACCGCACGAAGCCGAAAGACTTTGAACAGGACGAAGATGTTATATACCTAGACACGCAATTGCTGATGCTAGGTACATGTTGGGATATACTAGAAGATGATGGCACAAACCCCGGCGCTGCTGACAAGTTTCGCATCTTATTCCAAGATGCACTTACACAGTTCAATCGGCAGACTTTCAATATACCCCTTGATCTTGTCATGCCACAACGATCTACCGTCAGTAGGTGGACCTAATGGTACAGATGCTAACACGGCTGAAACCGTTAGGCAGACCGAAACAACCACGCCCGACGAGCAAGCTGAACAACACCACAATCAGAGACTTTGGTGGTGGCCTAAACGTCGTAGACAGCGAACAGAACCTAACTAGCAAGTTCTCACCTGTCTTCGACAACATGGTGACTTACACTGACAAGCGTGTAGGTCCGCGCTTCGGCTACGAGATGTTCCTGAAGCTGAAGCAGGGTGTTGAGACTAGTGGCACACTAGTAGGCGGCGGCATATCAGTTACGCTAGATAGCCGCGTTGTGTCTATCATATGGCCCAACCACGGCTTCGTTTCTGGCGATCATGTCACACTTAGTGGCTTCGTAGGCAGCTTCTACGGCATTACAGATGTGATGATGAACCGCACGCATGGCATACGTGGTATACGTGATGCCAACACATTTGACATTGTAGTATCAGGTCAAGCTACAGCTACACAGATCAGCTCAGCGCTGACTTGGCAATGGATGCATGACACGCACGCGCTAGGCGGTGTGCCTGTAGAGTGCAAGTACTTTAGCAATGTAGTAGTGCTATGGACTAGTGCTGGTGAGATACTGACAATCAGCCGCACGAAGGTTGTACAGCGTATATGGAGTAACAAGATAGCTGCAGGACTCCCAGGTGGGCCTATTGGTTGGTCATATACAGACTTTGTAGCTAGCGACATATTCGGCAAGGAGCTGATATGCAGCAATGGACAT